TGGGGTCTGTGGCAGCAAAACGTCAGCATCAATCAATTAATGGAATCTTCTTATGTCTTGTGCTATGCAGCAAAGTGGCTAGGTGATGAAGAAATTGTGTTTGACTCTGTTCATCAATCTAAACCGAAAGCAATGCTAAAAGGAATTCATGGACTTCTCAATGATGCAGATGCTGTGGTTCATTACAATGGTACTAAGTTTGATATTCCTACTCTTAACAAGGAATTCTTACTACATAGTTTTAATCCACCATCGCCTTATAAACAAATTGACCTATTGCGTGTTGTTCGTAGCAACTTTAGGTTTCCTAGTAACAAGCTGGATTATGTAGCACAGCGATTGAACCTTGGTAAAAAACACGAACACGAAGGACATGAGCTTTGGGTTAAATGTATGAATGGAGATAAAGATGCGTGGAAGCGTATGGAGCAATATAATATACAAGATGTCGTTTTACTTGAGTCGTTGTATAACTCTTTGCGTCCTTGGATCCGCAATCATCCTAATCACAATCTCTTTGCTGATGATCATGTTTGCCCTAATTGTGCTTCGACTCGTCTGCAGAAACGAGGCACTTCGATCTCTAGTACCGGAACCTATCAACGCTATCAGTGCCTTGCTTGTGGAACTTGGTCGCAGTCTACAAAAGCGGTAAAATCTTCTGTGGGGATAAAGCAATGCAATTAAAAGACTATATAGACTGCATAAACGAGTCTGTAAGCCCCGATCATAAGCAGGTTGGGGGTAGCCATTACCAAGTCGCTGAAATCCAGCCTTGGGACGTTATGCTGGCTTACGGGCTAGACCCTTGGAGTGCTAATGTTATTAAGTACTTACTTCGCTTTCCATACAAGAATGGCGTGGAAGACCTTGAAAAGGCTAAACATTACATAGAATTTCTTATTGCGAACTACGAAAGTATTGACAAAAAGTACTATTCATGATACACTTAAACAAGAATCGCCGTATTAATTTCTACGGCATTAAAGACCAGCAAGCCGCCAATCCTGCTTATCAACATGGGATGGATTTGATAAAACAAGGTGATTGGGAACATGGTTTTTATCTGCATGAGTTGCGTTCTTTACCAGATTTAAGAATCAAACAAGGGATTAAAACAGACTTCTCGAAGACTCCTGTTTGGGTTCCCGGAAATTGGTGCAAAGGTAAGAATGCTATCGTGTGGTCTGAAGCAGGATGGGGCGACATTATTCAATTTAGTCGTTTCATTCCTCTGCTCAAACAAGCTGGACTACAATCAGTGAAGTTATTATTCCCTGATCCTGTAATTCGGCTATTAAAAAGACTGCCTAATCATAACGGTTTATACACCGCAGGGGAATCTTTTCCCAACGCAGTAAAGATTAAGGTAATGTCGTTGCCGTACTTCTTAATGGAACACAATGTAATACCTGCTGAACCAGTACAGAAGATATATGGTAGTGAAGGTATATTTCGTAATCTTGAGATTGTTAAGCCAGTACGACAGAAACCATTACTAGGTTATTGTTATACAACCTTAAACAATAGCTGGAATATGCAAGCTAAGCAGATGCCTAAAGAGCTTATGCTAAACTTCATTAAGCAGCACCCAGAGTTTGATTGGGTATCGTTACAGCAAGATGATGGCTTTATTACATCAAAGCATTGGAGCGATACTGCTGATCAAATTCAAACACTCGATGGAGTTATCTCAGTGGACTCAGCAATAGCTCACTGTGCTGGCTCTGTCGGTGTCCCTGTAGCAAACCTGCTAGGACAAGAAGGCTCAGCGTGCTGGAGGTGGTTCCCAAAAGGAGACACAACATACTGGTACGACAGCATGAAGACTATTTGGTATGATACTTGGACAGAAGGACTTGAGAAAGCCCTAACGCATTTTCAACAACCAACGAAAGTAAAGAAAGATGGCATTAACAATACACGATCTAAAAGACAGACTAAAGCAAATAAATGAGATTGATTTGTTAGAGCTTCTGGAGATATCATCGGAGGATCTCGTTGAGAGATTTATTGATTTAATTGAAGACAACTTTGACAAACTTGAGAAAGAAGTAGAATGACCTATAACACACCATTTAGCACAGTCGGATATATTACATACAAAAGAACATACGCAAGGAGATTAAGTGAAACAGATCCAAAATCAAAAACAGAAGAGTTTACCGACACCGTTGAACGGGTTATTAAAGCTGCTAACGATCAGCTAAGCTGTGGCTTTGATGCTGACGAGCAAGAGCGTCTACGGAAGTACTTATTGGAATTAAAAGGCACTGTTGCTGGACGATTCCTATGGCAAATGGGGACAGAGACAGTTGATCGGCTAGGATTGGCTAGTTTACAGAACTGTGCATTTACCGTTATCGATCAACCCGTCCGTCCTTTTACATGGGCGATGGACTTGCTAATGCTTGGCTCAGGTGTTGGCTACAACATTCAGAGGCAATATGTTGATAAACTTCCTCCGGTCAACGCTAACTTTAGCGCTCCTACTCGTGTTACTACCGCTGACGCTGATTTTATCGTGCCTGATTCCCGTGAAGGATGGGTCAAGTTATTGGGTAAGACGCTCAAAGCGGCGTTCTTAGCCGATACCAATCCTACATTTACCTATAGCACTATCCTTGTTCGTGGTCGTGGAGCGCCTATTAAGGGCTTTGGCGGCACTGCTTCAGGTCCAGAGGACTTATGTGATGGTATCGTTAAGATTAGTAACATCCTTGAGAAGCGTAAAGGTAAGAAGTTGCGTCCAATTGACTGCCTTGACATCATGAACATTATCGGTGCTATTGTCGTTGCTGGTAATGTACGCCGTTCTGCACAGATTGCTATAGGAGACCCTGACGATGTTGAGTATCTACTTGCTAAGCGCTGGGACATGGGGAATATTCCTTCTTGGAGAGCTATGTCTAATAATTCTGTTGTTTGCAGCGATACTAAGGACTTACACGAATACTTCTGGGACGGATACGAAGGTAAAGGAGAACCCTACGGTCTTATCAATCTTAAACTCTCACGTAAGATTGGTCGTCTTGGTGAGACTGATTATCCTGATCCTGATGTTATGGGTTATAATCCATGCGCTGAACAGTCTTTGGCTGCTTATGAAACTTGTTGTTTAGCAGAAGTGTATCTTCCTAACATCGAAAGCAAAGAACAGCTATTAGATGTTTGCCAATTACTGTACCGCATCAACAAGCATAGTCTTGCACTGCCTTGTCACCTGAAAGAAACAGAAGACATCGTGCATAAGAACATGAGAATGGGTATTGGCGTTACAGGTGTGCTACAGGCAACAGAAGAGCAGCGTAGCTGGTTAAATGATACCTATCGCCGACTTCGTGAGTTTGACTTTAAATATAGTCATGAGCATGGCTTCCCTGAATCGATTAAGCTCACCACTGTAAAACCAAGTGGGACTTTGTCTCTGCTTCCGGGTGTTACTTCAGGATGTCATCCAGCATATTCTCGTCACATGATCCGTCGTATTCGTATCGCTGCAGATCATGCCTTGGTGCAAGTATGTCGTGAGCATGGCTATCCTGTTGAGTATCAGCGTAACTTCGATGGTTCTGAGGATCACAGCACAATGGTTGTATCATTCCCATTCGCTTATCCTGAAGGGACAAAGATTGCTGCTGAGATGACTGCTATCGATCAATTAGAGTTAGTGAAATGGCTACAGGCTAACTGGTCAGACAATAGCGTATCCTGTACTGTGTATTATCGTAAGGAAGAATTGCCTGAGATTCAGAAGTATCTAGCAAAGAACTATAAGAACAATCACAAGTCCTTGTCATTCTTGCTACACAATGAACACGGCTTTCACCAAGCGCCTTTGGAGGAAATCACGAAAGAGCAGTATGACGCACTTGTGGCTTCTACACGATTAATTACACACGTTGATGAAGCTAGTTTTGATGGTGGCGACGAGTGTGCCAGCGGAGCTTGCCCAGTCAAATGATGATAAACCTACACTTTATTACTGGATTCTGTATAGGGTTTGAGTATGTTCCTAGTTTTGATGACGAGTCTCATTTCGTCATTGATCTAGGGATTATTAGAATTCTGTTCAGTACTCCCCACGGGGACTGAAGCAGCCGGTTCACCTAACACCCAAAAGTACATATTTGCTCCTTTTAGCCCCGCTTCGGCGGGGTTCTTTTTAACTAAAATTCCTAGTACCAGCTTTATCAATAATTAGGGCTTGTCTACGAGGCTTGTCAGAAGCACCGTTAGGAACGCTTATATGCGTCCAAGAGCCGAATTCTTCTATGATTTGATCAAAGGGTATATCCGAAGCCAAGCAAGCCTCTACGACCTGTTTAGGGGTCATGCCGGGGACTCTTAAATCAGCAGCACAACCTAGCCTATGCTGGCTAGTGTCCTTGCTACCGACAGAGTCATTGACTGGTTTAGACCTAAAGCCTGAGTTAATCATGATCGGCTTGCCTAGTAAAGACCTAACTTGCTCAAGCAAGGCTGCCAATCGAGTTAGATTAGCAACCTCACTGGCGTTAGGGGTATTATCTAGGTTCTTACGCTCTGCTACTTCAGAGTGAGTTAGTTCTTCTAAGGTAAAGTTATTGCTTAGGTTCATTCTTAGCTTTCTTCATCTCCATGATCTTCTCCAGCGAGCGACCACCGAAATAGAAGGACATAATCAACATTCCCCATTGACCTAGTAGTTCAACATAGTTGTTGTTTACTTCTATATCCCATGCGGACATCGTAGCAAAGGCAGAATAGACCAGTAGAATAAAGACTAGCGTCATAGGTCGTATGTTCTTAGACAACCAGCTATCACTAGCCATGTCTGCTTCTTGACGCTTAGTAAGCTCCTGAGCTTCTATATTGTCAGCGTTAAGCTCAGCTAACTTACCTTCCTGTTGCATTTGTAGCAACTCTTTCTGCGCCCGAGCCTTAGCTTCTGGATCAGGAATAAACTTATCTAAGACTTTCATCCCAACATCGAATAGTGCCATTAATGGTAACATTATTTAACTCCCCAAGTTAGATACCAAGCAATGACCGCAGCCACTGCATAGCACATGAACATTGCTCTACGACTCTTTGCCAAATCTTCTTTAAACTCTCTAGTAAGTTCATTGTCTTGTTTCTCTATCTTTTGTTTAACGGATTCGATTTCACCCCAGCGTTTAATTCCATGCCGTTTGATAAAATCAGCTTTTACTTTTGCTTCCTCAATGCGAATGTCTTCTTGACGTTGCCATTCCATCAATGCTCTCTTGAAGTATTGCTCTTTAAAGACCTGTGCTTCTCTTATCTGTCTTTTACGCTCTAGGTCTTTCTGCTGTGCTGCTGCTCCAGCGTCCTTCTGTACATCGGTAATGCTCTTGGTAATGGATTTACTAGCCTCTCGACTAGCGTCCATACTGCTAGTTACGGATTTTGCTCCTTCGATAAAACCAAATTGGTCGGACATGGCTCATGTTCTTATTGTTGTTCTTCTAACAATCGTTGAAGTTCATCAACAGATAACGACTCAATTGAAACTGCGCCAGTTTGTGGTTGTGCGTTTACAGCTTCTGTTGGAGCCTGTTCAACGGACAACATTGGACCACCACGAGCCGCAACAATACCAGTTGTTTTTGCAAGTACTTTAGTAGCGTTTTGTAACGCATTTAGCGTCTTAGCCCCAAACCCTGCTGCTTGCCCTTTAGCTAGTTTTAACAGAGCGTCTTTGGAATCAGTGTTAAATAAGATAGCTGAAAAATCTGCGGAATTAGTAATCTTATCTCTGATAACATCTGTTAATTCTTTATTTGCATTTGCTAACTGTGTGCTT